CTCATAGGTAATTCTTTAATTTCGTGCCGATAGAAATTATGAATATAGTGGTCTCTAAAAGCTAACCATTCGTATGGTGCTTCTCTAAAACAATTGAGATGAAACTCAACTGCCATGTGTCTAACATTGTTTTTAAGAAATTCTACGTTCTCGGCAGTAAAGATATCGTACTCACCACCTTCACAATCAACCTTTAAAAAATCAACATGGTCTATATCGTATTCTTTAATGAACTCTTGGAATGTTAGCATTGGAGCACTATCATCATCACCATAGACGTTTAGCGATGCTCTTTTTCCATTACCTATCATTGCATGAACTGGAATAATTCTTGATCCTTTATGATCAATTGCAGCGTCAGTTGCATTACTCATTAAAGTTCTAAGATATTTTTTATTTGGTTCTATTGCATATATTTTTTCAGCACCTAACTCTAAGGCGTGGCAACTAAATAATCCTACACACGCTCCAACATCTACTACGATATCATCGGGCATAATCTTATAATACATATCATAGTCTTTTCCCCAAATATGCTCGTAATACATGAGGTTGACTTCTCGCATTGAAAGGTCTGCAGTATCTAAGTTTGGATGAAGGTAATGTTTCATAATGTATTTAAATCTTCAATGAATTGATCTGTTGATGTAGTTGTTTTCCAAAACTTGAGCTTTTTCTTTGCTTCTGTAATAAACTTTTTGAATGTAGCAGGTTCTGATTTCATTATAGATGATATAGGCATTCCCATAAGCTTACTAGTCTCGTTCGCACTACAACCAGTAATCTTTACAATTTGTTTTATTACTTCGGTTTTTGGAAGATTCATTATATCTATTTCACCATTCCTAACTGCTTCGATAAATTTTAGTTTGACGTCAAGCCAACGAACTTCTTCTTCATTTTCGAGAATTTTCTTTTCAATTCTCTTTTGAAGAATTGTAAGTCGATAATCGCAAAAGTCAGCAATGAGTTTCTTTGCGTCTTTGTATTCTCTTAGCTTGCCGTTATAATCAATAACCGTAAGGTTTTCTGAAAGTGGTCTTGACAATTTAAATTTTGCCATGATTTGTTTATTGTTCCACTTAGCAGATGTTATTTGCTTAAGCTTTATTTCAAATTTAAATCCTTCCTTATCGCAAAGATCTTCATAACCTACAATATCGCCATCATCTTCAAGCTTATCAAGAATCTTTACATAAGACTCTCTGTCGAATCCGTAAGGAACTTCGTGAATTACGAGAGTAGTCTTACCCTTTTTTTCAAAACAACCAAGAACCTGATATTTGTTTTCTTCAAGTTCTTTTTTTACCATCCCTTTAAATTCAGGGAATTTTATTTGTGGCTCAGTCTTAATATTGCCAGTTTTAACATATTCAGAACATGCAACTATAAGATCTTGAGGATCTCTTGGAAGAATATGAGTGGCAAAGCCAGTAGCAATACCTTTTGTTCCATTGACAAGCACCAAAGGAATGATTGGTACGTAGAAAGCAGGTGGTTCATGTTCTGGATCCTCGTGTTGTGGAGATAAATCAGTATCTTTAATATACTTATCAAAATTACTCGATAGCTTAGTGTATACGTATCTTGGCGCGCCAGCTTCTTGTACGAGCCGCGTTCCAAAAGAACCTCGACCTTCTACTAAACAGATATTGTTATTCCAAGTAGCCGCCATTAATTGGCCAGCACCTGCAGCCGACTGTTCACCATGTGAGTACCCGTAATCTGAAATGATACCTGATACTGCAGATACTTTTTTGAAGTCTCGCTTTGAGTTGAGGATCGAAGAATACAGGTAAAATCTTTGTACGGGCTTGCACCCATCTATCATATTGGGAATGGCTCGAGCTTCAACGGTGTACATCGCAAAGTCAAGCCATTCATTTTTAGCTACATTTGATATGGGATACTCATTAGTGTTATCACTCATAAACATCGTCAAATTAGTCATACATGAATTCCTTTCTCAATTCACTATTTTTACCAAACATCATTTCAAAATACTTAACATCGTCAACTGTGACGACATCGTAGACTGGATGATTAATGATACGATCATATTCATCCTCGCGTAATGATCCCAAACCTTTTATGTATCGATGTTTGCCATCTGATTTTTGTTTTCTCTCTTGAGCCTCAGCATAGGTGTAAGACCATGTCGACCAAGATTCATCACCTTTCATCCCACCTTTAGTTCCACCCTCGGTGATCATAATCGGAGTTCGAGTAATCATCACCCTGTGTTCCTCTAATAATCGAGGCCAAAACTTATAAAAGAACGCTATGAGTAGAGGACTAATATGCCCGATTCCATCGTGGTCTGCATCAGTCAATGTAGCAATACGAGCATACGTCATATCGTCAACACTGTCTGGATTATTAATATCTAAACCAAGGACCGCAACCAATTCACTTAGCTCTTTATTTTTGAGCACGTCTGCTGGTTTCATATCCCAGGTGTTCATGATTACACCTCTAAGAGGAAACGCGCCAACCTTATTAGGATCCCTTACCTTTAAAAGGAAGCCCATAGCAGAGTCACCCTCGACAATCTTCAAAGTAGCATCATCACTGTTTGCAGCAATATGCTTAGCAACTTTTACTTTACGAAGTTTTTTCTGAGCTAATGCTGCGGCTCTTTTGTCAGCAGCAAGCTTTTTAGCAAGCTGAGCCTCAATGATAGGATCAATGATCTCAGGCACACTCATAATCTTACGACCCAAAGCTTGAAAGTCTTTTACTTTTGCCGCTTCAACGTGCTCTTTAATATTACCATAAGGATTCGTAAGTCTTTCCTTTGTTTGACTATCAAACTTTGGATTTGTAAAGTTGCGTGCAAATTTGACAAAGGTGAGCCCACTTTTGATTGTAGTCTTATTGACTTCAATCTTATGCCGACGCTTAATCATAGTGACGAGTTCATCGACAACGCCATTGACTATATAATCAACGTAATTACCACCTTGCCTCGTGTTCACTCCATTCACAAATGAATTAGAACGAAATCCGTCTTCAGATGGGGCGAAAAAGAAAGATAAATTGTCAGATTTTTCAATCACAGTTGCGTCACTAAAAAGTGCTGCGTACTTTTTCAAATCACTTACCTTAATTCTTTTCTTATTAAAAGAAAAGGCAATCTCTGGAAAAGCCATTTGAAGCCCAATTAAACGATCTTCGATAAGAGCAACTGTGTCAAGCTCTTGTAAGCTATCAACTTCGAATAAATCAAAGTCTGCTATGAAGGATACTTCTGATCCAGAGCCGTCACGACTACCTTCCTTTATATCTACCTGTTCTGCACCTGCTGTGCAAGAAATCGTAAGAAGCTTATTTAAACTCCAAGTTTTTCCTACGAATTTTCTTGATAAAAAGTTTGTTGCAGCAGAACCAACACCGTTCGTACCGATCGTAACTCGTTCATCATCAAACGATGTACCGGCATTGACTTTTGTCCACGCTGCAACTGGTCTTAAAATATGCTCACCTTGTGTTTCATCGTAGACTTCATCTTGTGGAATTCCTCTACCGTTGTCAGTAACAGTAATCTTGTCACCGTCGATCGAAACATTAATTTTATTGGCGTGCTTAAAGTTCGTACGGATTGCTTCGTCTATTGAGTTATCGAGAATTTCGTCAACCATCTTTGATAAAGCAGGCACGTACGTAGCTTTTTTCCACTCACCTAACACGAATCGCTCGATTTCTTCTCGAGCACTCGATCCCATGTACATACCAATTCGCTCCCGCACATGTTGTCGAGCTGTTAAAATTTTAAATTGTTCGGACATATCATCTCCAAATTTGAATTGCCATTCTACACTAATACATATTAAATGTCAACCGTTTTTTTCATTACTTTTTTTGTTAATAAAAACAATAACTTATAATGGTTGGTATGTAAGTTATTGTTTTATATAGACAAATTATTTGACAAAACGGTGTACTTTTACGTGAAACTGTATAGAATAGCTACTATCAAATAAACAAATTGAAAAGGAAAAAGTGCATGAGACACGAAATCTACGAAGAGTTTACCTTTGCTAATGTTGGTGACGCCATTGGCTGGAAGTCTGCTGCTGGATATCTTGAAGGCAAAATCGTGCGGATTGACCGTAAAAAAGACACCGCGTCTCCAATCCATAAGAGTGATTGGGTTTCAGTTTTACTTGATCCTTACTTTGCTCGATTTGAAGGTGAAACTGCGTATCTTAATGCAACCTTTCTAACCACCCAAGCGAAAGTGAGAGTTGTTTCTAGTGGATTTGAAGAGGAGGTAGCGTAATGGATGATTATGATATTTTTGAAGGAATGCTTAACGAACTCGAAGCCTTGTCTAAGAGGTCTGTAGCACTGATTGGGGATGAGGTCTTAGACGATAATTGGTTTCTGCGTGTAGAGTCCAACGATAAGGTCTATGAAGATATTGCCATAGAGATGGTGAATCGTTATGTGGATTCAGGTGCTTGTGAAGAATGGTCGGCAAACCAATGGGCATTCTGGTTTATCAATGGCATTCTTGATAAGAGGTATGTGTGATATATCAAGTTTGTTAATAAAAACAATAACTTATAATGGTTGGTATGTAAGTTATTGTTTTATATAGACAATTTATTTAACAAAACGGTTGACATTTGATAAGTATTAGTGTAGAATAGCTACTATCAAATAAACAAATTGAAAAGGAAAAAGTGTATATGAATGATTATTTTTTTGAAATGTGTGGTGCTCGTGCTGAACTTGCTAGTAGTCGTGTTACCATCGAAACCCTGATGAATGCAGTGGAAGGTGACCCAGTGATGCGAAAAGCAGGTAAACATGCAATCGGATTGCAAGTTGCTCTGAAATTAGCAAAGCAACAGATTGAAAGTATTGATACAGTCTTAAAGAACGCGTCGTACAGAAGGAGGCGTAATGTTAAAGTTCGAACATAATCCAAGCGGTTCTGGTACTTCACTTCAAGGTTTTGTAGTAGCCTCTTACGATCAACTCGTTGAAGTGTTTGGTGATCCTACTTACAGCGAAACGTCTGGCGATGATAAAGTCGACTTTGAGTGGATCCTTAAATTCAGCGATGGTACAGACGCTACGATCTATAACTGGAAAGACTATGATGGTGGACTTACGGCCCGCTCAAATCCGGAGTATGAATGGCATATTGGTGGTCATAATGCAATAGCTGTTTCTAACGTTCTAGAAAGATTAGGAATATAATAGTTTACTTCTGTTCTTGGGTATAGCTACGATAAATAACTATACCCACAAACAGGAGTATGAATATGCCTAACTACAAGCAGGTGCTACAAGAAATGACTGAACTCAATTCAGATGGTAATGAAAGCCGTGGTAGATATGGCGAAGACTTTAGAGCTCAAAAAGTTTGGATAGATGATGACAAATATCTAAGTGATTATGAGCTACAAAAAAAGCGCCAGGCCCAGGATACTTCGCACAATCAATTTTAAAATCCTAATAAAAACAATAACTTACATACTAACCGACATAAGTTATTGTTTTTATTACAAAAATAAAATGAAAAAACGGTGTACTTTTTCCACGAGTGTGGTAGAATAGCTCTATATTAAATAAAACTGATTAGGAAAAGCTATATGATGTCGTATGAAGAAGAATTGCGCAAAATGGATCTTGAGTTTGAACTCGAAGATCGTCGCAACAAAAAAGCTCTTAATAAAATGACTAAGAGTGCAGACTTTAGTCCCTTCTTAGAAGAAGATCGAGTGACTCCTTACCAAGATGTTGAAGACATTAACGGATCGTTTAATGGCCGTTGGTAATGCTACATACATTACTTGTTTGCACGATACTCTTGTGCTTTGCTTGGATTTTCGCTAAACTTTCGTATGAATTACTGAAGATGATATTTGCAAATCCAGTATGGGCGATTATCATTTGTTTCATATTGCTGTCATTAGTATAGGAATTTGTTATGGCTCTTAATGTAATAGTGTGTGGTCCCAGAATGGGAAAAGTAGACTTTGATTTATTTGCTTATGCTATAGATGCAGTCCATAATTTCTCTCGGCAGTTAGGTATTGATCGGTTCAAAGCAAACATCACTCTCCGAATTCATGAACGTTTATCATTAGCGAATAGCAATTCCGAAGGTGAAATTGAACCAATAGATGATCGTACCTTTGTGATAGATGTTTGTCTCTATGGAAATTGGTTATCTACATTAGCTCACGAAATGGTTCACCTTAAACAGTATCTTCGCAAAGAAATTAATTGGAGTCTTTCTCAATGGAAAGGCAAAGACTATTCTAATACTGAGTACTGGAATCAGCCTTGGGAAATAGAAGCAAGGAAGTTGCAACACTCTATGGTTGGAAGATTTGAGAGGTTAATATAATGGATAGCAAAAATGGAACCGGTAATTGGTTACCACCTTATGATAGGCGCAAAAAGCCTGTTCCAATCTATGCAGTTGACGATATTGAAGGTGGTATGTTTTTTTGGCTTAAAACTCTAATGGGTTTCGTCTGGTTTATTATCGGAGCGTTTTTCGTGATAGAGGTATTCCTATGAGCAAAATTGGTGATTGGGTTCTGGCCATGCAAGAAGATGCTCCTGAGCTAACTCGCGAAGAATTTATTGAAAAGTATGGTGAAACAAATGTTCATGTATGGGATTACATTCACCATCCTGAAGATTATTATGTTAATGATCACTATTGTCGCGATAGTGTCCATTAATGAAAAAGACGAGCAAGGCAATATATATAAAGGGTGGTATATAATAAAGGATTTAATATGGTTCTCGTGAGTGAAGAATACAAAGCTATTCTAGAAAATACCCACAAACAAACTAACCATCGTTGGGGTCAATCGGCGCCTGCTTATACAAAAAATTTGATTTCTTTTATTCGTAAAAACGATATCAAAAGTTTGTTAGATTATGGATCTGCGTGGGGCTCTCTTAAAAATTCATTTAAGGAATCAAATATTTTAGAAGAACTTGAATGCTTTGAAGAATACGATCCTGGCTATCCAGAAAAAAGTAGCAATAATACTCCTCAAGAATTTGTTGTTTGTGTGGATGTTTTAGAACACGTGGAACCAGAGTTAATTGATAATGTTTTAGATGATTTGCAAAGGTGCACCTTACGCGCAGGTTTTTTTGCTATAGCTACTCGATCAGCTAAGCAAATTCTTAGTGATGGAAGAAATGCTCATTTAATAGTACAACCGCGTGAGTGGTGGGAACCAAAAATTTTAGAAAGATTTAATATATTAAAATCTTCTGTTAATAGTATTGGTGATGTATTATTGTATGTAGTAAATAAAAATGTAGATCAAGAAACAATTGAGGTGTAATATATGGAAATACTGCCAACAAACGTTGTCGCTTTTCCAAAAAAACAAACTTATGATTATTCTGTTATTAAGATGGAAGGTTATAAGGAAATCAAGACAACGTATTCGATTGGTTTATATGATAAAAACGGCATGATTCAATCGTATACGATAACAAACGTTAATGATGTGGATTATTTGATTTAATTTGTCCCTATAGTTTAGGCGGCCTAGAACGCCAGGTTCTCAATCTGGAAACGGGGGTTCGAATCCCTCTAGGGACACCAACTCGCCGCTATAGCTGAGTCGGTTTAGCAAAGCACTTGTAATGCTTAGACGTAGGTTCGAATCCTACTGGCGGCACCAATTAAGGAGTAAAAATGGTTTATCCAGGTAAGACTTCAATATATGACGATTTAAGAGTTCGTATTATAGAACTTTCTAAGACTAATGATAGCCTTAGAACAGAAATTGAATACTTGAGAAAAGAATTAGCAGAAGAAGTTGCTTTAAAATATAAAGCTTACGAAAAGTTAGGTAAACTGGAAAATTAATTCCCTACTAGCTCATGTTAAAGAGCAAATGACTGTTAATTGTTTCTTATAGTATACAATGTATATTTTATGAAACACGACTCGAGGAGTTATCTGTGCTAACTCGGAAAGCACAGTGAGGATGGGATGGCAGGCCCCTTTCAATATACCCAACCGCGTTCGGTTAGCTACCGTTAAACGAAGTCTGCTTTTTAAATTGATCGGACTAAAGTTCTGTTCGTTATAAATAAAAACAAAAAGAGGTTTTTATGAGACAAGGAACAATGAAACTGACCGATGAAATGATTATGGAAGCTTATGAGCAAAAGATCACTCAACAAGAGGCCTGTGCCAAACATGGCGTAACTGTTGTCACATGGTGGAGAAGGGCTAAAAAGTTAGGTTTGAAATGGAGTGATCTTCCCGCTCATGAAGGTGCGAAAAAGTTGGATCTAAATGAAATATTGAATGGTGAACATCCACAGTATCAAACATATAAATTGAAACAACGTTTGATTAATGTTGGCTTAAAATCAAATAAGTGTGAAGAATGTGGTGTGGCTGAATGGAATGGGAAACAACTCAATATTCAGCTAGACCATATAAACGGTAATTCGCACGACCATAGGTTAGAAAACCTTAGAATGTTATGCCCAAATTGTCATAGCCAGACAGAGACATATTCGGGCAAAAACAAATAGGAAGGGTGGGTGAGTGGTTAAAACCATAGCACTGTAAATGCTACGCGAGAGCTACGTTGGTTCGAATCCAACCCCTTCCACCAATTTATATTCGGGTGAGTGGTGTAAAGACTAAACATCCTGGTGTCCACAGCCAGAGCTTGGGGTTCAAATCCCTGCTCGCCCGCCTAATGAGAAAAGAGTATGAATGATACAGAGCAAATAGTAAATCAACTCTTAAGAAGAGAATTAACAGTATTTCAGCTTAATGAAAAGCGTACAAGAGAAGCTCTTATATTTTTACTACAAAAAGTAAGAGAAAACCAAAGAAGATAAAACAAAAACTTGCCCAACCCAAAAAGGTGAGGGTGTGATTTATAAATAATAATGAAGGAGCTAACAATGCACCAAACAGAATTAAACATTGCAGTAAAGCTAGATCCCCCTTATAACGGGAAGTTTTTTTGCTTCATTAGACAAGGATTATATCCTTGGCCAGAATTTATTAATTTCTATAAGAATAAAAGGCTATGAGCGAAGTTAGAACATTCCAATGGCAAGGCGAAACTATTACTGGTACAATTGAAACTACTCATCACACAGCAAATGGAACTCGCCATTTTGTCAAGTTAACTGAAAAACCAAAAAAAGAATTTTCAAGGGAAGGCCATGTTTGGCCTATTGCTGGTTCTGTTGTTTTAGCGGATTTCGAATAAATGGATAAAATTTTTAGAGTTGTTTATAAACATTGGAAAGATGTAGATAGAGAACTAGAAATTCATGGTGATATGCCAGAAGACATTAATAACGATGCTAGTGATTTTGTTTTTGTAAAAAGACATGATGGACTTATCATGGATATACGAAAAGAATCACTTGTGTCAATAGAACAGGTTAAACCAGTATTATGAATAACGTAATTAGTTTGTGTGATTACAGACAACAAAAACTCGATGAAATAATGGAAATGGAATTCGAGCAAGATCTCGAATTTGATTGGAATTTGGCTGATGCAGTAGTGTCTAATATTTTAATAGCTGATGATATAACAGTACTTTCAGTAGTAGATAAGTGTGATACTATGACGATCACTCTTACTATTTCACCATTTAAACCAAAATAGAGAGAAAAAAATGTCTAGTTTCGCGCCCAACGGTGCAATATCATTCGAAAACGCCGCAGAAGTTTTAGAAAACGATGGTTTAACAAGAAGCATAGTAACTGTCTATGGCGGAACAAGACCTCATGCTATCAGCGAGTACTATAATGCCGGGACGGGTATACCTGCGTCCGGGACAATTTCAATGAGTAATATTAGAGCTAGCACAAATCAAGGTTATGATGGTTTATCAGCTACCACGAACAATATAAACGAAGAAAGCGTATCTGGACCGGGAACAATATGTAGATTTACATTAGATTGCGAAGGAATTCCTGCAGCTTCTACTGTAACATGGAACGCTACTGGAAGTACTGTTTCGCTCGATGGTAGTGATCTTGAATATTCTTTAGATGGTTCCACCTATAATCCTCTCAATATATCTACTGGAACATTAACAATCGATGAACCTAATCAACGATATCGCTTTTGGATTAAAGGTATTGCTGATGGAATTAACGATCCCGGTGAAGAATTTCATTTTAATATTGAACAATTCGATAGCAATGGCATAAATACTAGTAGCCCTTCATTAGTTGTTACAGTTAATAATGATAGTATTACTCCTCCAGATCCTGATCCATATCCAGACCAAACTAGTTTTTCTCTTGTTCGCCCGTATGACGGATTGGGATGGGGTTCTGATGCTGCAGATGTATCTTTTACAACACAGACGATAAAAAATGATGAAGGAGGTACTCCAGAAGCTTATAATTATTTTAATTTTAAAGTTATAACAAATGGATTTGAATTAAGAATTGCGCATCCGAGTAACCTCGCCGCTTCTACTTACGTAACAGCGTATTATAACCCATCCAATACTTATGTTTCTGATGTGCCAGAGAATATAGGAACACCTTGGATATTCATGATAGGAAATATTCAGCCGGCAGAAATTATGTGGAGATCGAGTACGGTTGGATTGCCTGAAGATGTACCAACGGGAAAATTTACACAGCCGCTAGCAAACTTTAGTAGTGTTGTTGGTCCAGTTCCGGCGAACGATGGTTTTATTACTTCTATGAGAGGAAACACAACTTTAAACCCAAACACGTGGGCAGCGGTATCTGCTGGCGATTCTACTCAATTTATACACAGTGCGACTGGACTTTTTAATATAGCTCCAACCGAGCAAGTTGCGTTCGCTTCACTCACCGCTTATCGTACTATTGAATTTTGGGGGAGAGGATCTGGTAATCCAAATAATCCAGAGGCAACACTATTACTTAGAATATTGTCAAAACTTCAATGTGCTGACAGTATAAACAATGTAGCTCTATAATTTATCATGGGATATACTCAGTATGACTTTTCTTGTTGCAAATAATATATCTGGCGAAATTTATTACGTTAACACAGAAGCAAATACAGAATTCTTAGATATAGACGTTAATGATAGCGTACATTTTTATGGAAATACCGTTTTTAACGATATTGTAACTCATTGGTGGGATCAGGAAAACTATACCACTGTACCTAAACAAGAATTTGCTCTTACATATTCTCATCCTCATACTACTTACGGCCCATTTGAAGAAATCAATGTCGGGCCCGGCACGATAAGTAGAACATTAGACGAAAACGTATATCGGCCGATGTTTGATGAGGAAGCAAATACCGTTGTAGAAGTAGCGATTCCACTAAATGATGTCGATGACGCAATTACTTTTTTTCACCCTTCTGACAAAATTGAAGTAAATGGTACCCAAGATATAACAATAAGTGGTATACCGACAGAGCCATATACTGCTGTTTTTCTTGATGAATCTACACTCGATATTGAGTCGGGTACAATAACATTTTCATCTTCTAACAATCATATTATCACAATTGTGTCGCCCAAATATATAACTAAGACAATAGAAATTATAAAGGTTTAAGTATGCCAACTCCAGGTTCAGGCACAATTAGTATTGATGTGTTAAGTAATTTTATGGGTGGTGGGCGACCTGATAGAGCCACTGATTATCGCGGGCTCGACGGATCTTGGAATAGAGGTGCAATTACTTATTCATGGAATTCTTACTATGCGCGCCCCCAAGGATATTTTTCTCCTGCCCCTGGGCCAGAAAGAATCCAGTTTTGGTTTTTTGATGGCTCGATTAATCGATGGAATCTAAGATTCAATCCAACAGTGACAGCTGCAGGCTCTGGGAGCGTTGTTTATTACGTTCAATCGCTTGGTCCAAGCGGAGTAACACCAAGCCAGTTTAATTACGCTAGTAATCAATTTTCAATTATAGCAGGGAATCAATGGAAACAGATTAATAGATTTTATCAAAAGCCGGGTGATGGGACTCGCTATTATAGAATTCAGGCACATAACGGTGTGCCTGGATATCGAGCTCTTTTGCCTTATTACTGGATTGCAACTGTATAATACACAATGGAAAACGAAGAAGACGAATTTACGCCACTCATCGAAAGAGCAAAACAAAAATGGTTAAAGGATAATCCTTCGGCTACTGAATTTCAATGGGAATTAATTTCAGATTTTGAACGGGATTCTTATGTATTTAAAGAATTTAGAAATGCTGGTTATGAACAATATGAATATATGGGAAAACCGGCTTTTATAAAATAAAGGAACTATATTATGAACTTAGCTAATGTCGTATTTAAAACAAGAACTCGAGGTATTATTATTGGTGGTACCCTGGGTATTTTATTTCACTATGCTTTTATTGCAGAAGCTAGTGCAAATGAATTAACTGTGAAAGACCATTACAAAACAGTATACTATGAACAGCCTTATACCACAGAAGAGTGTAAAGAGGTTTATGTTGGTGGAGATAAGACCGGCGATACATTAGGCGGAGCAGTACTAGGCGCAGCAATTGGTAATGCTATCGGGAAAGATACCGAAGCAACATTAGCCGGTGCAGCCATTGGCGGTTTGATCGGGCATAATAAATCAGATGCACGTGCCCAAAAGAGAATTCATTGCCAAGTTCTTACTCGATATGAAAAGAAGACACGAGAAGTGTATAGTCATAGTACTATACAGTTCGTATACGAAGGTAAAACTTATTTTGAGAGATTTAATAAACATGAATAGAAAATCTAAGCACATTGATAATAGAAACTATCCTAAAGAAGCTTACGAACTCACTAAAAATCTTAACAAAAGTCAATTGCATGGCTTATATGAGATTGTAATTAATGAGCTTAAAAAGTCAACTTCCGAAGAACGTCTAAAAGAATTGTATGCAGTTCAAGATGAAATTCGAAAAAATCCAAAAGTTGAACACGGTGTTATTAAAAGACTCGAAACCGGATACGGAGAAATGGCGTCTAATGCTCGAGCAAAAGACGGTAATACAATTAAGTATCAAAAGAAAGTTTAGGTGGGAATTAATTCCCACCACTCAACTTAGCGTTCCACAGGTCGAACAGAGTTTCAATCTTCTCTTCTTGGGTACTAATATCGACCTCTTGTCGAGTTACCTGGGATGATAATGTACTTAATCTATCTAATTGTTTTTCGACATTTTCGATTCGATTAGCAAGATACTCAATTCGTATCTCTTGTTCATTATTTTTGCGAACAGATTCTTGAACTTCGATTGGTGGTTTCCATGTAGTTCTAAAATCTGTATTCGCATCAACCTCCCTTTTAAGAGATTCGAGTGCAGCATTCTGCATCATATCATCAGGTAATGAACCTAATTCACCTCGAGGCCATCGAATACGAAACTCATTATTTTGAGTAATATAGGTTTCAGCTAGATGTAGCTCTCGTTCTAAGATTGATATTCTTTCAGTCAATTCAAAATATCCCATCACCACGACACCAGTTGCAAAAATCATTGCCACCAAATTGCGAATTGGTATTGTGATGGCGGAATCCTCGCTGACCGAGAATCCGTCATCTTTTTTCATTTGTTAGTCCTTCTTTTTATTCCCTACTGCATCGGCCGCAAAGAATGCTGAAACCAAAACAGCAATCGATGCGAAATATGTAGGAGCGATATCAGCAATGAGTCCTGCTGCTTGGTCTAAACCAAAGCCAGAGGTCACACCGATACCCAGAGGATAAATCAAAAGTCCACATAATGAGAACCAAGCCATCTTACGAATGGCGTCTCGTTGTGCATCTTGATCTTCTAGTTCTTTTCTTTTGAACTCGAGATTCATGTGCGCTTCGAGTTCTTCCATGGTGACATGTCCATCACCATTAATGTCAGCAGCGTGTAAAGACTCATCTACTGTCACATCTTTTTTCTTACCAGCCATTTTAGCTCTCCGTCTTTAGTAAAGTGTATATACCATAAATCAATCCGGCCCAAGCTACTAATTTAACTACGCCGCCTAATAATATAGTTGCACCACAAATACCAATCAACATAGCACCATCTAGGCTAGTTCTTTCACCCATTATTTTTGTTATGTATTTCATTAGTGTAACTCCTTTGTCGTATTATTTTTTATAATATACGGTCATCAGAGACATTTTAATTTTATATCTTTACACTCTTTATCATTTTTAATTCTTTTAATCCATTATCTACAATTTCAAAACTCAAGCCGTGTTTTTCATAAGCTTGTTCCCAAAAGCGCGGCCATTCTCTTTTAAATGCTAATTGTGACCCATCATACATATAAGTTTCTTTTGGCTGTACATGATTTTGTTTTTTATTCCCAGGCCATAAACTACTATAAAATACCGCATCGTCTTTCATTACACTTCTTATGCTCGATAAACATTTGTGTACTAAGTCTTTATTTAAGTGTATTAGAACTGCGTAGCACCAAATATAATCCATTTTTTCGCCGTTCAACTCATCAAAATTAAAATCACCATTAACAATAAATTTTGGTAACTTGTTTTGTTGGGTTCTATTACTGAGTTCGGCTGCTATACCTTTATCAATCATTATTTTACTTATATCTGTGCCAATATAACAATTAGCATCTAATTCAGGTATGAGTCGAGCACCTAGTCTTAAAGAGCCACAACCTACGTCTAAAAATTTCATATCTGTTTTAAATTCTTTTGATTGTTTTATAAACTCAAAAGAAAAACTTTGAACGTTAGTCCAATCTCCACCCACATATTGTTGATAATGTCTGTGCTCACCATTGTTTACAAATTCTGTCATTGTTTCATTTCGAGTTTTTTAATCCTCTCATCCGGTTTAAGCTACACATCAAACTCATGTAGTTCTTTTTCAGTTAATGGGCAATTTGAGTCTGACTCTTCTCCGCCTGTAATATACATATCAACCCAGTATAGCTCCGCTATGATTTTATTATACCACAATCTATCGTATTGATCATGACACTTAGCTGCTTCTTCTTTGAGATCTTCCATTCTCATTTCAATATAATCATGTATACTGGGGGTTTTATTTCTTCGCATTTTTATTACTAATCAAGTGTTTCTAGTTTGGTCAGTCTTGCTTCCAAATCGTCTATTTTGCTGGTGATTTTTGGGTACTTTTTTCTCCAAGCTTCTGGATCATTTTGTAACCAAGTCCAACCCCAACGAATGGCTAGATATTCAAGAAATCCGTCGAATTTAGCGACACCCCACGTAGCCATTTTTGTATCTTTAAACCAAAATAAAAACGCTGCACCAAGCAGTGATCCTGCAATAGCTGTGTAGATCCACAGCGTATCATCAAACATTTCTGTTAACATCTACTTCTTCTCCGGTGTATTGTGAATAATATGCAGAGCTGTGATCGAAGAAGTTATCAAATGGTTGACCCTTCTTCAATGCAGCCCAACGACCTTTCATTTTATCTCTGAATCGAGCCCACCAAGTTAAATTGGCATGAATGTTACCGTGAAAATCGATATACATTGGGCCACAATGATGACGATAACCCATAAGAGCTAAAGGTACTGTTGGTACTATATCATTGTTATTAACAAAACGAAAATGTTTCACATGTTCAAACGCCTTCACAAAGGCTTTGGTTCCTGTTCTTGGTGAACCGTATGTGAATAAACAATTAACATTTATATCCATTGAAAATCGCGATGCAGCAACAGTAGCCATAGCACCGCCTAAAGAATGTCCGCATAAAGTTAATTTCTTACCTAGATGTGGTGTTATTTCTCTAGTGATAACAGGCCATAATTTTTCTAATTCATTTTGAAAACCATTGTGAACTTTGCCATGACCAATCATGGGTTCATCGGGCCAAGCGTTAAGATCTGCAAGGATGTCTGTAAATTCTGAAGGTTCTGTTCCTCTAAACGCAATAGCAACTTCATCTTTATTCCACACAACATGACACTGTGCTCCATCAATATCGATGAATTTGTGTCCTGTCCATCCTAGTTTTTTAAATTTGGGTTTTGCTTCAGGACCATCTAAATAAGCTTCTTGGGCCATAACCGCGTGCCTATGACACTCAACAACATCTTCATGACAAAAATCTATTTTCTTATTCACAGATTTTTCTCCGTTAAAAATTTTAGCATTCAATTGTATTTATTATTTTTTACAAAAGGGGTTGACATTTGTGTATATATAGTGTAGAATTACCGGATTAGTAAACATGTATATATGTATATGTAACGCCATTACAGAATCTGATCTCGCTGAGAACAGTTTTTTACTTCCCATTATAGGAAGCAAATGTGGAAAGTGTATAGAAGAACAATTTATTAATGATGGCGAACGTGTTACGTATTTAACCAATTCTAAGAAGCAAAACTGAAAGCTGTGCGGACGTGGGTGCAAATCCCACCACCTCCACCAATAAACTTCAATGGGGGGTGTACTAGATTCGACGGGCGGTAAATAAGAATTGTGGAGAATCGTCAAGTACTGACGTTAAAAAGAACGCACTAAATATAAACGCAAACGATAATGTTTATGACATGCCAATGGCTGCCTAGCGGCAATAGCTATTGACGGGGTTTCGGGATCGCCTGGCAACAGAAAGGTCCCACTTATTTTTTTTGGGGTATTTCGCGTATGTCTAACAATCTTAAAGAATTGACTTGGGAGCACCATCAAAATGCTGAGAGAACTGAGTTCGCAAATATATTAATTGATGGAGATATACATCCAAGGCTTTATCAAAAATATTTACATTCACAACTCATTATTTACTCAACACTCGAGTCGCTTGTTGATTTACCTTTAAAGTTAGAGGGTGTTTTTAGATCTTCTCTTATTCTGGAAGATTTGCAAGAGCTTGAAGCAGAACATCGTTTAAAGGAGCTTACAGATTTTTTACCTTCGGTTGACGATTACGTTGAACATTTAAGTCATCTGGATAATGAAAGTTTGATTGCACACGTATATGTTCGGCATTTTGGAGATATGCATGGCGGACAAATTATTAAAAAGAATGTACCCGGTTCTGGTTTGATGTATGAATTCGAGAATCGTTCTGATCTCATAGCTGGTATCAGAGAACTTTTAAATGATGACATGGTAAAAGAGGCCAAAATATGTTTCAGCTTTGCTGAAAGATTATTCTATGAGCTAATAGATTTTTGGCGATTAGAAGATGGGTTAGATGAAATCACAAGTTTCATAGATCCTGAATACGAAAACGAGTCTGATTACAATGACGACTATTAACTATAACGACTGCCTGATCGGCGGAGGAAAAAAAATACAATTAATGGAAGCAATGAATAAAATTTTAAATAAGCTTAATACTACAGAAAATATGCAAGCCGCAGAAATTGTCATTATTGGTGTAATCATGTTTGGATTGTTTGTACCAATAGCACAATTGGCTTAAAAAAAGACTTATATTATGGACAGTGTGATTTGGAATAGACTAAGGTTGCTATCTAACGAAATCGAAAATATTTTCGACCAAAATCTTGCTCGCTATGAAAACCCAAAACTGACAAAACATTTTGATGGTTGGACTGATAAGTTTTGGAAATCTGAATCTATTAGAAAGGCTCACTTAAAAATTATTGAACCAGGAACAGAAGGAAATAAAAAGCTTTGGTTGTTACACATTAATGTGTTTCCGCAACCTTGGATGAATCTTCCTATCCTTGGATTTGATATTGTCTCAGGACCAAATAAAATTAGCGGGTCGTTTATGGACTACTCGCCGGTTTCGAGTGAGAATCATTCTTATATGGAATACTTTGCAGGATTAACTTCTAATCTGAGCTGGAAGAAAGAAAGAGAACTTCCTGAGTGGGCTCTTGAAATCTTTTCACCAAACATCGTGGCGGCGGGTGGAATTGATAATGAAAATGAGCTTGAACAATTTTGTAAAGTAGGATTGACTTCTGTTTCGTTTTATATGAACGGGATTACCTCAAAAGTTTATCGAAACATGGGTCAAGATTTTTTACCAGCTCAAAATAAGTATTGCCATAATCAAAAGAAAAACGTACAATTACATCGCTCAATTTTATCGATGGGTATATCAGAAGAAGATAAAAACGACTACGTCAATAATGTTCTCTTCGAAGAATTGTGATCAAAAACGGTTCATACTCATCTATAACTTGTGTTTATTGAACCAATACTTTCCATTCATAAATGGAATATAATAGTTGAGCTATATTTTATAACTTTTTTACACAATATTAACGGTCTTATGAAAAAAGCATTATATATATGTACCGTGATTTGCTGAATCACTGAGCCCAACCCATGTATAATATTTAAGGAGTTTTCTAATGAAGAAAATTATTGCATTCGTATGTCTTTTAATCGCGCTGCCCACAAGCGCAAGCCCTCAACCAGCAGTACAAGAAACAGCCAAACTTACCGAAGATGGAAAGTTTTGTGCACGTATCGAAGTTCGTGGACCTGCTGGTCTTCCTATGAAAAAAAGAGTGTGTCGTACTCTCGAACAATGGGAAAAGGCAGGTTACACAGTAACTGCTCCTAAGGCGGCTGAATAAGACATGCTAATTAAATTAAGAAATTCTGCGCTTGCCTTTTTGGTAGTAAGTGCTTGTGTGATGGGGCTTTTGGGTCCCATCATGTACCCAGAATTAATGCCGTTCAGCCACATGGCTGGTTATAATTTCACACCTTACCTGTAGGAGATAACTAAATTTAATGAAAAAGTATATGAGCAACAATTTTCAAGATTCTAAAAAAGATCAAATGATTGCAATTGGCCAATTAGCTCTGGCGTTATTTGTAGTACCAGTGTTTTTAGTGATAGCGGTATCTTAAATAGAATACAAGGTTTGGCGAGAGTTCCTTGGGCCTGGGAAGGGCCACTTACAAAAACTCTCGCACCAAACTATCCAACTAGCAATTCACCAAGTAAATCGAATCTCTGTTTCGAGTTTAGTCTTTGCTTCCGTGCCTCGTTCGCGTTTGCCTTCGAGTTTGCCTTTGATGGTGAGGGTATCGGACAAACGAGTTTTGTATCCTGCTTCCCAAGATGAACCACCCGTCATGTGCCCTGCTTCGAAGTACACGTTACTGCCTGTGAGTGATTTTTTCTCGTATCCGAAACGAGTATGATTGACTGCATCAGTAGTAGCAAAATCTTTGTATGTTACTTCAGATTTGATTTCTACGTATGGTCCTGCCTTGACTGAACACGCAGCAAGCATACACAAAACACCTATTGCAAGAATTAAGTATTTCATATTAAGATTCCTTTAATTTATTAAGATTTCTTATATATTTAAGATATGTTTAATCGGCATTGATAAATAAACGGTTGACATTTGTCCTTGACTATGGTAGAATAGCCACTCAATAAGGAATTAAATGAAAGAAAGGGAGGATCCATTTGACATGGTAGTTTCAATGACACCTGAAAAAATTCATCATGCAATTTCAGAAATGATTGCTAGTGGTGTACCTTACATCGACGCCCTTATTACATACGCAGAAAAAAATAATCTTGAAATTGAATCTGTCGCAGATGTAGTAAAAAAGTCTTCTATTCTTAAAGAAAAAATTAGATCAGAAGCCGTCGGTTTAAAAATGGTAAAAAAAGATGAAAAGGACCTCACCGACATCGTTAAATGATCCGGGTTATAATGTTTATATAGAATATCTAGCACTTAAAAAACATTTTAGTTCAGATCAATACGATTATCATAAATATAATGGTAAAGTGAAAGCGTCAATCGAGACGTTTAGAACAAGAAATGATGCTTACTTTTTTACTAAACTGGCATCAAAAGAAAATTGTTTCGAACTTATATTATCGAATGTATTGCGTAATCCAAATGTATGGATTAGACAATTACTCGATGATGAGGGAGAAAAAAATTATTTAGATTGGAAAAAAAGAATTGATTCGTTGAGTCATAACTTTAAGTCTGATTTAAATAAACTCCGAGATGATTACTCGGAAAACTTTATATCCGTGGATGGTCAACATCCTTACATCATGAGGTTGTACGTAGAAAGAAAGATTACACTTGAAACTTTTTCTATTATTACAGCCTATGCGAATATTTTTGATTATTGGGATCAAAAAATAGTTGACAAAATCGTATCACGTGATATAATTAGATATGCTAGAAAGTATAAACCCTTTCTAACATACGATCAAAAACGCTTTAAGCAATACGTTAAAGATCGATTTACGTTATGAAAATAAAATGCAATATTACGCAATATAAGGAGAAATACAATGGCACAAACAGATTTTGCCTCACTTAAGAAAAACCGCAATAAGTCCCTCGACAAGTTGACTTCTCAGCTTGATAAAATGTCATCTAAGTCCTCGTACTCAGATCCAAACGAAGGTAAGTTTTGGAAACCTACTCGCGATAAAGCTGGTAATGGGTTTGCAATTATTCGTTTCCTACCTGCCCCTAAAAATGAAGAAATGCCGTTTGTTCGCATTTGGGATCATGGATTCCAAGGCCCTACTACTGGTCAATGGTATATCGAAAACTCTTTGACTACACTTGGTCAAGACGATCCTGTTTCCGAGTTTAACTCTAAACTATGGAACTCTGGAATTGATTCCGACAAAGATCAGGCACGTAAGCAAAAGAGACGACTCAAGTATGTTTCAAACATTTACGTAATTAAAGATTCAGCCAAGCCTGAGAATGAAGGTAAAGTATTCTTGTACTCATTTGGCAAAAAAATCTTTGATAAGCTCAATGATTTGATGAACCCATCTTTTGAAGATGAGAATCCCGTTAATCCTTTCGATTTCTGGGAAGGTGCAAACTTTCGTTTGAAAATTCGACAGTTTGAAGGATATCCTAATTACGATAAGTCTGAGTTTGATCCACCAGAACAACTTGCTGATGATGACGACCTTGAATCTATTTGGGAACAACAGCACTCTCTTCAAGAGTTGCTTGATCCTAAAAACTTCAAGACCTATGCTGAATTAAAAGCTAAGCTCTATCGAGTACTTGGTGAATCAGCTGAGGTTTCTCGCAGTCAAGATAACTTTGAAAATGATGAAGATAATGAACTTGACTTGAGTTCACTTGGTAAAACTGCTGAAGCTCCTAGTATGCAAGAGAGTACTAGTGAGTCACCTTCTATTGACGATGATGACGATGATTTGTCAATCTTTAAGGAACTCGCTAAAGGTTAATTATAACATAGGGATGGCGTGAGTCATCCCTATTTCTCTTTCTAGGAGGTTTCTATGTCAACTATTAATGATCCATTAGACTTTGATTTTGGATTCTCGGTTGTATCAGAAGATGAGCTCGAAGTTGTTCGTGAAAAAAATGAGCAAAACGTAAACCTTTATCGTCGTCTTGAAGAGGAAGGTACTAAAGCTCAACAAATTTACAATGCAATTGTTCCATTGCTCACCAATCTTAAATCTAATCCTGAAAAAGATTACATTTATTGGCCTAATCGTTATGAAAAACTCGAAGCCTTTGAAGATATGTTATATAAACTTTTGAATTCAGGAGATTAATATGAGTTTAATGGATAAAATGCTTAAGGCTGGTACAGTCAAAGGTTCATCAATTCTTGCGGATTCTTCTTTTTTTAAAGAAAAAGATCCTATTCGAACTGATTTGCCTATTTTAAATATCGCTTTCTGTGGTTCACTCGATGGTGGATTACTTCCCGGCTTAACAGTATTGGCTGGACAATCAAAGAGTTTCAAGACTCTTCTTGGTCTCTATTGTATGAAAGCGTATCTTGACAAGTATGATGACAGTATTGCAATTCTTTATGATTCTGAGTACGGCGCTACTCCAGATTATTTAGAGAGTTATGATATTGATACGAGTCGAGTTCTACACGTTCCTCTTGAGGATGTTGAACAACTTAAGTTCGATATGACAAAGCGTCTAGACGAACTTGAAAAAGGTGATCATGTCTTTGTACTTATTGATTCAATTGGTAATCTTGCTTCGAAGAAAGAAGTTGAGGATGCTATGAATGAAAAGTCAGTTGCTGACATGTCACGAGCTAAACAACTCAAGTCACTTTTTAGAATTGTCACGCCAAGACTCACTACTAAAGATATTCCTTGTGTTGCAATCAATCACATTTATCAAGAGATTGGTTTGTTTCCAAAGAACATTGTTAGTGGTGGTACTGGTATATACTATTCTGCTAATCAAATCTTTATCATTGGTAAATCTCAAGAAAAAGATGGAAGTGATTTGGCGGGATTTAAATTTACGATTAACATTGAAAAATCGCGTTATGTTAAGGAAAAAGCTAAGCTTCCATTCCGAGTCATGTTTGACACAGGTATAGATAAGTGGTCTAGCTTATTTGACTTAGCACTTGAATCTGGCCATTTGACAAAAGCCAGTACGGGATGGTATAATATAGTCGATCCAAAAACGGGTGAGATTGATGATACAAAGCGAAGAGCAAAAGACATCGAAAAAGATGATGAGTTCTTTAAAGCTTTAGTTGAAAATTCTAAGTTCAAGACATTCGTTGAAAATAAATTTAAACTGACGACATCTAATAAGGAACATGATGATAGAGACTACGATACTGTCGAATCTGATTCTGAATGAGGATTACTACCGCAAGGTATTTCCTTACATCAAATCTGATTACTTTGAAGACAATAATCTTAGCAAAATCTTCAATACGTTTTCTCAATATGTAGAACAATACAAAGAGCCTCCATCCATAGAGGCTCTGCGTTTGTCTATTGAAAAGAGAAAGGATCTCAATGAAGACGGCTATAAGATTATACAAGAACAACTGTCTGATCTTAAAATCGATACAGACACTAACACGCAATTTTTAATAGATGAAACTGAAAAGTTTTGTCAAGATAAAGATTTATATAATTCAATACGAAAAGCAATTTTAATTCTCGATGGAGAAGAAAAGAATTTAGATAAAGGTGAAATTCCAAAACTCTTGTCTGATTCTCTTGGTGTTACATTTGACAGCAGCGTTGGTCATGATTTCTTAGACGATTATGACGAGCGTTACGATTATTATCATAAGAAAGAAGAGCGCATTCCATTCGACATTGATCTCTTAAACAAGATAACAAAGGGTGGTCTACCTCGTAAGTCAATGACTGTGTTATTGGCAACAACCGGTGGTGGTAAATCGTTGGTAAAATGTCACATGGCGTCGTCTATGTTAATGCACGGTAAAAACGTTTTGTTTGTTACTATGGAGTTGGCTGAGGAAGAAGTTGCTCGACGTATTGATGCTAATATAATGGATATTACCTTAGATGAAGTTGGTGAAATTCCTCGTGATGTACTCGAAAAGAGAATGAATCGATACAAATCAAAAACACCTGGGAAGCTTGTGATTAAAGAATATCCTACTGGCTCAGCCCATGTTGGTCACTTTCGACATTTGTTGAATGAACTTAGGATGAAGAAAAACTTTGTTCCTGATGTTGTGTTTGTCGATTACTTAAATATTTGTGCATCCTCGAGAGTAAAAGGTGCTGCAGCAGCCAATAGCTACACTCTTGTCAAGTCAATTGCAGAAGAAGTTCGGGGTCTAGCAATGGAGTTCAATTGCGCTATCGTCACTTCATCACAATTCAATAGAGATGGTTATGGCAACTCTGATGTTGATCTCACGAATACTTCTGAGTCAATGGGTATTACGCATACAGCCGATGCAATTTTTGGGTTAGTAACTTCTGAATATCTCGATGAGCTTGGCCAACTTATGTTTAAACAATTGAAAAATCGCTGGGGTGACTTGAGCTATTATCGTAGATTTTTAGTAGGTATTGATCGAGCTAAAATGAAAATATATGATCTCGAAGAATCTGCTCAAGAAGGTATTACAACTGACAAACCCAAAAAATCAAAAGAGGAAGAAGACAAACCTGTTTTTGATAATACCGAGTTTGGATTTCAAGATAGTAATAGAAAAAAGAAATTTCATGGAGTAAAAGAACTCAAGTTTGATTTTAAGTGATTATAAATAACTAAAATTGCTTAAGAGATAAACAAATGATTCGCTTTAAAGCTTTTATGGCAGAAGCTAAAGTTCCCTTTAGAACATTAACTATATCAGATTTACGTAAAGATGAAAATCGCCCTCTTAATTTTATTAAAAAAATTCAAGATGGTATTCCTTTTGGTGGTGTAGATCATGATGAAGTTATTATCAATAAAAGCGAACTTCAAAAAGTAACAGAGTTTATGAAAGCTGATGACGGCAAGTTTCCTCTAAAGGGCGGTAAACTTGAAGTTGAAACAAATAAAGGTTCGCTTTCGATTCCTAAAGATTTTTTAAAGACTCCTTCTTTTGGAGGTAAAGGTGCTGGTTCTGGTACTTCTGCCGAAGAAATGGCAAGGTCTGATTTTAATAATAAGCTTGAAGCAATATTAGCAAAAGAAAATCTTCCACAAATTAAGATAAAGATTAATGGAAGAATTGTTGATGCTGCACATTTGGCTAGTACTACTGGTAAATTTGAAGGTAGAGATCCTAAGTCTGACTTTACACTTGTAAATGCAATTGGAGAACCTCAAGCTTATATTTCTCATAAAGCCGGTAAGAGCGCTAAAGACTATCAACAATATGGTGGATTGTCTTCAAAAAGATATAATAGAAACAGAGATGTTGCGGCATTTATGAAAGCGGTTGCCAAAGCAGCGCCTAATGGGCTTAAATCAGGTCAAAGTTTTTATAGAGTAGTAAAAGATAGATCAATGGTTTTTGATTCAATATATGGACCGGAATACGGTGGCAAACCTAGTATTAGTAATTGCGATGAGTTTCACTTAGGTAATATGTCTTTGAAAGGTTCTGGTGAAGGTCCTTATGAAATTATTTCTAGTCACAAAGGAACCAATGGAGATTTTCCTAAAGGTGAATTTGAAGCTTATTACTTTATTAGATATCAAGCTAGAAGAGGTGATGCTAAGGCTGCTAGCGTTACAGTAAAAAATGCTCGTGTCGGTATTTTTCCTAAGGCTAAAATCGTAGGAACAAGTACAAAAATATGAAAACGTTTAAGAACTTTCTCGAAGAAGGATACTATAGAATAGATCACGGTGACGCTCCTAAAAAATTCTCTGGCAAACAATCTCACGGCCACGACGACGACGGGAATCATATAACTGGCGTATATGCGACTCATAAAAAACACACTATAGGACATGCTTACGCTATTCCTAGAGAAACACCTTGGGTATATCACCATCATGAAAATGGCGAAAAGCATTTATATGTTGATCAAAAACATAAAGATAAAGTAGAAAAGCATACAGCAACAATATCTCATTTTAAAAAAGATAGTGGTTTTAAAGGCCTTGACGGCGGAGATGAAGAAAATGTTAGTCAAAAAGATCAAATTCCACATAAACAACAAAAAATAAAATCTGCTAGTCATATTAGAAAACAAGGCATCAAAATAAATTACGTAGATAGTAAAAAGTTTAAAGAAAAAGCAAAACAAACAAATTCTGATAGAACACTTAAGGCAGCCGGTAATGAAAACGTTTAAAACGCATTTAGAAGAAGCGGCTACCGGTAAAAATCTTCACATGACTCATGCAGAAGATGCTGTTATAGATGGTGGAGTAATTGGTACACGTAATGTTATTAATTACTTTCGTGCTATTAGAGATATGCTCTCAGGTAACGCACGTGCCCCAGTTAACATTAGTGTGAAGTGGGATGGAGCGCCGGCAATTTTTGCCGGTATAGATCCATCTGATGGAAAATTCTTTATAGCAAAAAAAGGCGTATTTAATAAGAACCCAAAAATTTATAAAACAAATTCTGAAATTGACAATGATTTAAGTGGTGAACTCAATGCTAAATTTAAAGTTGCTCTTGCCGAATTTTCAAAGCTCGGCATTAAGAAAGGCGTAATTCAAGGTGATTTTCTCTTTACGCAAGAAGATATATCTACGGATACGATTGATGGAGAATCGTATATTACTTTCCATCCTAATACCATTGTTTATGCGATACCGGAAAATAGCAGTCTCGCTAAGAGAATCAAGCGATCCAAAATCGGTGTGGTCTGGCACACTCTATACGGAGGAGAATCATTTGAAACAATGTCAGCAACTTTTGGAAAGGCGATTACACCAGGCCTCAAAGAAGTAAGTTCTGTTTGGTCTGTCGACGCTACCTTCGAAGATAAATCGGGTAATGCCACATTTACAAAAGAAGAAACCGCTGCTCTTACTTCTATTCTTTCTCAAGCCGGTTCTCTGTTTAGAACTATTCCAAAGAATGCGCTTAATGACTTGGCTGATCCCGAATTAAACATGAGAGTGAATACGTATATTAATAGTTTAGTAAGACAAGGTCAAAGAATTACAAACGTAAAAACATTTGTAAAGGGTTTGATTGTATTTGTTAATGATTACTATGATAAGCAAGCAGATAAAAGATCTACACCTAAAGGAAAGAAAAAACAAGATGATCTCAGAAATCAAGCATTAACTTATTTTAAAAAGAATAATGCAAGAGAAATAGAAAAAGTATTTACGCTTTATAATCATTTAGTTGATGCTAAATTAATGATTGTTCGTAAGCTTGAAAAGGTTGGTGGATTGAAAACATTTCTTAAGACGCGCAATGGTTATGAAATTACGGGTCAAGAAGGATTTGTAGCTATTGATCATCTTGGTCAAAATTCTCTTAAGCTAGTTGATAGGCTTCAGTTTAGTAATGCTAATTTTTCAGATCAATATATTAAAGGATGGCAAAAATAAATGGCTCAATGGAATAAACAGACACAATCATATTTGCCTAATGGCACCTCGATATTTGAGACCGTTAATCTAGCAGATAAATTTGGTGCCCAGTCCGACTGGCGACCTTCGTTCACCTCTAAAAATCGTTTAAGAGTTAGTAATCCCCACACAGTATTCCATCATACATTTTCTCATACACTTGTTGGAGATCCGACTTGGCTCGAAGAGAAGACTGGTACTGCTGAATCATATATTGCAAATAATGCAGCTAATCCTGCAGCGTTTGATCCTTTTAACCCTGGTGCTGATAGTATCATAGAAAATACTGCCGTACTTCATGTTATTGCTGCAAATGATTCGATACGAAGAGAAACCGCTACTATTATTCCTTATGTGCCTGGTAAAGAGCAATTTGTAACTATGGCATGTCGATTCGACTTACCAGAAGTAGGAATCACTCGAAGAATAGGTATGTATGATGCAAATAACGGATTCTATTTTGAAGATGACGGTACTGGAGATTACTTCCTTGTAGTTAAAAAGAATGGTGTCGAGACCGTTCGAGTAGGTAGAAATGCTGGAGAATGGAATGGTGATACCCTTGAAGGTGACGGCAGATCTCAAATTACTGCTAATCCACTTGCACAACAATTACTCGGTGTCGAATACGAGTGGTACGGAACTGGTAGTATTAGGTTTGGTTATGTTATTGATGGCGAATTTCATGTTATCCATACAGTTAATAATGCCAATAATACCATTGGTACCTGGATCAAAACTCCATTTCTTCCCCTAAGTGCTGAATTAATTGCTAGTCCAACCTATGCAGGTAGTGGTGCTTATTTTTATCTATCTTCTACATCAGTTATTTCTGAAGGTGAGTATGAAGAGGTTGGTCAAGTTCATACTGTAATCAATAAATTAGATTATACATCTAGTGCACCAGCTGTCGAAATCGATTCGTCTGGCAATAATATAGGAGCCGCAAATACATTTTTCCCAATTTTAACAATGCGATTGAAAGATGTAGCAAAACAATCTGCTGTGAAATTGAGAGGAATCCAGGCTGCTACCACTGATAACACAACTGTATTTCTTTTGATAGTGAGAAATGCCACACTTACCGGTGCTACATTTGCAGATCAAGGTGAATTATATTCCGCAGTTGAAGTCGATGAGGATGCCACGGACATGTCTTTTACAAAAGACGATATCATTTATTCTGCTACTATTCTATCTGGTACTAGCGTTCCCGTTTTATTCGATAGAGATGTAGGTTATCAATTAAAAAGAAAATTCACTACAAATTCTTTTGCCTCAGTCGAATCAGAAACTATAACTATAGCTATGGCTTCGACGCTTGGTAATAAAACAGGTATAGCATCGTTGTCGTGGTCTGAACTACTGTAATAAAATGGCTAATAATATTCTGCTCTTAACCGATATTATTGAGCAAAAAATTCGGAAAGAAAAAGAGTTAGAATACTATCAAGCAGAGCTAGATAAATTGCAACAAAAAATGTGGTGGATTCGTAAAGAAATAGAAGTTACTAATCTTTGTATTGAAGTAATACAATCAGAAAAAGCAGATCTTATTTCGGGAAGATTATTAAGTAATAATGTTACCGAAGAATAATCAATAAATAGAATAAACTATAAGATGGAGTTTATATTATGGGACGTATAAGAGACAGAGGGCACGACGGCGGTGATATGTGGAGATGGTTAGTAATTGAAAAAATGGCAAGATCTTTTGGCTGGACTAAAGGTGCTGAACTCGGTACTTGGGAAGGACATACGTTTAGGCACTTAGTTAAAACGTGTCGAAATATGCATATGATCGGCGTTGATTTATATGCTCCTCAACCAGGAAACAATGGACCTGAAAAATGGACTCCCGGCGAAAATGGCCATGCTTGGGATCATGACAAATATTATTCTAATATCATGGAATTTTGTGCTCAACATCCAGATCGAACAACGTTTATTCGAGACTACACGTCAAAAGCCGCTGAGCAAGTTGAAGACGAAAGCTTAGATTTTGTTTTTATTGATGCTGATCATGGTTACGAAGGATGCTCAAGAGATATTAAGGACTGGACACCTAAGATTAAGAAAGGTGGTAGAATCATTGGACACGACATTCATTTTCCAACTGTACAACAAGCAGTAAAGGAAGCGTTTGGCGATACTTATACTACAGCAGACGATTTTGTTTGGTGGGTAGAAAAGGTATAAAAATGATACCCGAATTTCACGCATTAGTAGCTGAAAAAAGGGTTGCAGTTGTAGGAAACGCGCAATCTCTTAATTCTAAAACATATGGTGAAGAAATAGATTCACACGATGTCGTGATTAGAATGAATCATTCAGGAATTTTTTTTGTTGGAGATGAAAGGTATGATAATGAAGAATATGATTTAAAGTCAGCTGTTGGATCTAAAATAGATGTTTGGTCTGTATGGGATACCGAAAATTATCACTTTTGGGTTAGTAGAATAGGTGCAGATCATCCTGGCGTAGTGCCAGGGCCTATAGCTGCACCAAAAATGGTAGATACTTTAAATGGAGATGATGGTGTTAAAGTTAATGTTTTAGACTTAGGTCTAGGCTTTAATAAAATGACAAAAGGCTTTTTTTGGCTTCCAAAAGGCACCCCTTTAAAATATCAAAATCCTCTTGCTAAAAAAGAATTTGAACATGAATACAATGAAAAATATGCTAATGAAAGGGATTTAAAAGCGCTCCTTTGGCGAAAATTTAGAAACCCATCTACTGGTGTAACAGTATTACACATACTCGACGCATTTAATAAAAATATTAAAAGAAAAAATCGTGATCAAGTGCAATCAGTAAATATTTACGGTTTTGATTTTAAAGAAACACCTACATTTAGTTCTCCAAAAGAAAAAATTGAAATGACAGAAGAGGGTAAAAGACTTTGTTTTTTTAAACACGATTGGTTTGTTGAAAGAGATAGTGTATTGAAATTATGTGATGATAATAAAAGGTGGAATTTAATACAATGATTGAAAAAAAAATTACTCAAATTTGGATAGGTCCTTATCAACCGCCTCTTCAATGGATGAATACCTGGAAAGATAAACATCCAGACTGGGAGTATAAAATCTTTACAGATGATATGCTTAAGCAAAGAACATTTAGAAATCAAAAACTTATTGATCGTTATTATTATACTCGTAAGTGGTGTGGAGTTTCTGATTTAATTCGTTATGAATTGATATATGAAGAAGGTGGCTTTTGGCCTGAAGCAGATATGGTTTGTTTAAATAATTGTGAAGAACTTTTTGATTCTCCTGATAACTTTGCTTATACTTGTTTTGAAAATAGCAAGCATACAGATCCTAACTATAAAAACTTTGTGCAGCCAATTATGGCAGCAAATCCTGGAAACAAATTACTTGAAGATATTATTGACGATCTTCATAAATTATATCCTGGACAACTAATGCCAGAACCTTATATGTCTACTGGTAACAAATACCTATCACGTTATGTTGATAGAGACGATTTAAGGATTTGGCCATCCCATTACTTTATCCCACAATATTATGCGCGCGGAGCTGAATATTATAATGGACCAGATAAAGTATACGCTGAGCACCATTGGGGTTCTACTGGAATGCCATGGACTAAACAATATAATGAGGGACAATAGTGTTTATATCACCAAGATACAAATTTATTTTTTTGAGGACACCTAAAACTGCCAGTAGTAGCATGATGGAATTTTTTCGTAAAAACGTCATGCCGCATGATCCAAACGCGATTATTGGCCCAATCGAAGATACTAAATTTCAAGGCAATCTTCCTCAAGCAATAATGTTCAAATATCAAAAAAACTTTAAGATATATCATGTAACACTCGAAGAATTGTATAAAGATGGTTTAATTAATCTTGACCACATTAGGCATTGGAATATATTTGCCGTTTTGAGAGATCCTATTGATCGACAAAAAAGTTTTTATTATTTCTTTAAAAAATGGAGAGGTCATACTGGTCCCGGCACTCTTGAACATTATAACTCTTATGTAGATCAATTTGGTTGTTTTACAAATGAACCTAATTCAAGAATTCTCCAATACGACATGCTCAGATTTCAAGACAGTTATAAAGGCAAGTTTTGGTTGTATGAAAATTTAAATGATGAATTGGCCGAGTTCGTTCGTAGTTTAAATATAGATATAGTAGAAAAATTACCGAACTTTAAATCTGAGTTTAGAACAGAAAGAAATGCAGAATTTGAGTTCGATAGACCAACTGTACAAAAAATGGCCAATCACTTCAGAGAAGATTTTGACCTATATTCAAAAATTAAGGTAGCCAAATATGAGCAACAATACGCACAAAGTGTCGAAGGCTTTTATTCTAAGAATTAATGAACCTAAATCTATAGAGTACGCCCAAGGTGCAGCCGAGTCTTGCGACAAGGTAGGATTAGCTTGGAGCTATTTCGACGGCTATTCTCATATGACCGGAAGAGACGCGTGGAGCTTAACAGGTGTAAAAATGCGTTGGCCCATTTTAGAACCGCATCAACCAACCTTTTTATTAAATCCGTTGCCCGGTCATAAAGCAGAATGTGCTTCTGCCGGTCATGGAGCGATGTGGAAAAGAATAGCCCAAGGTCCAGATGAAGCTGTTGTTATTTTAGAACACGATGCAATTATGCTGCATCCTTTAGAATTAGAAGTACCTGACTATAAAATAGCAGTTTTGGGCTATAAAATTCCAGATCCAGAAAAATATAATCATGTCAAAGCCGGCAATGCTAAAGAGTGGTTAAGTATAAATGGCCACGAAGGTGCCCATGCCTATGCAATTACAAAAAAGACAGCGCAGTTTTTAGTTGATGAAATTGAAGATGTGGGATTGCTTGGTTGTATTGATAATGCTTATTTCCTTAGACATCAAAGAAAATGCCAATTGCCTCTCGTGTTAGCTAATCCAAATGTAGCTTTGGGCTATGTTAGAGATTCTACTATTTGGAATGAAGGATCTTCTACTTTGAATTATGATTTTATCCGTTCATTCAAAGAGAATTATAAATAGATTTTATTGCTCAATAAGATAGAGTTTTCAAATGCCTAAATTAGATAAAGACGTTGAAACCGACGCTGAAGTAGATGTTGATGATGCTTCAAACAATTCAAACGACAAGAAAAAAGATAGAAAAAAACTCAAAAAGTTCAAATCTTTTGATTCTGATAGCAAAACGATTGACGGCGGAAAAAAGAAAGTTGCTTTTACAGAAATCGATCCAGAGAAATACATAGAACTCGAACCAAACACTAGTGATAGTGATGCTGAAAAAAATAAAGAATCGGGCGCTGGCGCTAGTAAAGAAAAGGTTCAAAAAGTTAAAAGCGAAGCAGTTAACGGCGATAAAAAAATTGTTATCACTTTCGGTCGCATGAATCCACCTACCACCGGCCACGAAAAATTAGTAAGGGCATTAAATAAGACTGCTAAAAGGGTAGGTGGAGAAGCAGCAATTTATCTTTCTCACAGTCAAGATGCTAAAAAGAATCCTTTATCTTACAAAGACAAATTAATTTGGGCTCAGAAAGCATTCGGTGATGTTGTTAAAAAATCTTCTGCTAGAAATATCATCGAAGTACTCAAAGAACTTGACTCAGCATATACAGATGTCACCATTGTCGTGGGTTCTGATCGCGTTAAAGAATTTGATACACTTGCCAACAAGTATAATGGTAAAGAATATAATTTTAAATCAATCCAAACAGTAACTGCCGGGGAGAGAGATCCAGACTCAGAAGGTGTCGATGGTATGTCTGCTTCTAAAATGAGAGAGCTTGCTAAAGACGGTAAAATATCAAACTTTTTAATGGGCTTACCAAATAAGCTTGCTATTAATCAAAAATCTAGTAAAGCATTATATACTCTAACACGTAAAGGAATGGGTATTAGAGAAGCAACTGATCACGTGAATCGTGCTAAATCAGCTATTGAAAGAGAAAAAGCTTCAGATAAAGCTAAACATGATCGTATGCTCGATCGAGCAAGAATTCTTGCAACTCGAGATCAAAATAAAATGACCGAAGAAAATCTCGATGAAGCATTAAGTAGAGCTGCTCGAAGAAAGCGTGGTCTACTCATGAAAAGATTAGCAAAAAGAATTGCTATGAGAAGAAAAATTATGATGAGAAAAAAGGCTGACATTGGCCGATTAAAAATGAGAGCTCACAAAAAAGCTCTTCTCAAAGTTAAGCATATCGTTGCTGGAAAAAGAGATTATAATACATTGTCTATTGATCAAAAAATGAAAATAGACGACAAAGCAAAAACTAAAAAAGGTTTAATAGATCGTCTTGCTAAAAGATTACTTCCTCAAGTTAAGCAGGCTGAGAAAGAAAGAATGCAAAGGCGAATGGTTCGCGAAGAAAAAGTTAATGAAGCCATCCCGCTCGCGGCACCTCTAGTTGGTTTGGCTGCACGCGGTGTAGCTAAAACAGCCGGAAGATATCTTGCCAAGAAAGCAACCAAAGCTGTCGCAAAGAAAGTGGCGAAAAGAGTAGCAGTTGGTGCTGCTGGTGCAGTTGGTCAGGCTGCGGCAGCAGCCGCAATCCCTGCTGCTGCCGCAGCATATACTGCTAAAAAAGCTAAAGACAAATTGGATGGAAACAAAGAGAAAAAAGAAAGCGTTAGAGAGATTATTACGCAAGAAGGATACCTTGGCGCCAAAGGCGAAAAGGGTCGCGACTATCGTAACGCTGGAACGTTCGATAAAGACACCGCATACAGCCATGCCAAAAAACATAATGGCGTTGTTCACAAAGATCCTTCCGGCAAGTACCTTGTTAAACATGGTAGAGGTAAACACGTTAGTGAAGAAAACCTTAATAAATCTTATCATAAAGGATTGTCTAAA